GGACGCCGCCCCGGCCGTGCTCAGGCCGCTCACAACGGCGGCCGCCAGCTGTTCCGGCGATAGCGAGGCGCCGGAGACGCGCCGGGCGATGGCCTCCACGTATCCAGCGATCTCCGCCAGGTATCGGACCACTTCGCTCAGCAGCTCTTCCGTGCGTCCGCCGCTGATCTGGGACTGTACGGTCACCGGGGCAGGCGCCGGCACCGCCGGAACTGTTATCTGCGGGGCCGCCGTCGGCGCCTGTGAGGCTCCCACCGCCTGGGCCGCCGCCTGCGCCACGGACCATTGGGACAAATCAATAAACCCGCCCACCTGCTGCCGGATTGCCTGCACCTGAGCCGCGATTTGATCCGTGAGCCCCCCGGACAAATAACGCCGTTCCAAGTCGTCCAGAGCTTCCACCGCCTTTTCGATCTGGCGGATTTGTTCTTGCAACTGGTCCTGTACGATGTTCTTCCCGCCCGACCACGTTCGGTGCGTCCACATGTAGCGGAAAGATTCGTCTATCCTCCGCTTGATTTCGCGTTGCCCGCTTTCGGTCATGTTCTCCCAGACCGACGGATCTACCCACTGCACCACGGACGTGGTTGGTTCGCTGACTTTTTCCACCGCTTCCCGGGTGCGTTCCGCTGCTTCGCGGACGCGCTCGGCCGCCCGTGCCGCCGCTTCGGAAGACTGCTCCATACCGGCCGCGATTTTTTGCCCGGCTGCGAGCCCTGCTGCACCGGCTTCATCCAGCGCTGCCGTCAGTCCGTACACAGACCGCTCGGCCTCGAGAGTCTCGGCGGTGGCCTCCGCCTGCGCGCTACCGTGGGCCCGCGCCGCCCGCATGGCCGCTCGCGCGTAGGCCTCGAACGCCTGGGCCACCTCGCCGGCCGTAGCTGTCCCGGAATCCCGGATAAGCTCGAAATCCCGCCGGGCCTGCTCCGCCAGACGATCCAGCTCCGCAGCGCTCTCCACCCCCAGGCGCTCCATCGCCTGGGATACGGGATCCAGCGCCCTGGCCGCGTCTCCCGCCGCCTGGTCCAATCGCGTCATGGCTCGGGCCACCTGATCGACGGACAAGGCCCCCGAAGCCCCGAGATCCTGGAGTTGCACCCGCAGGAAATCGATGGCCGCCATGCTCTGCACCTTGCCGATGACGGAATCAAAGGCGGCCAGGATCATTTCGGAAGACGCCGTGGCGCTGGAAGCCACGGATTCAAAGAGGGTCACCGCGTCCTTTTCGGCGCCGGTCATGCCGGAGCGGAATTTCCCCACGTCCACGCCGAGCTTGGAAAGGGACGCGGAAACCCCGGCTTCAAGCACCCACGCGAAATCTTCAGCATCTCTGCCGGCCGACTCGAAGGCGATCTCGGCCTTCGATTGGAAGTCTGCCAAGTCTTGGGCCGACAGCTTCTGCAGGGCTGCGGCCAGCCGCTGGTCCACGGTGGCTGCGGCCTCTTCGCCGAGCATCCGCACCTTGTCGAGCCCGAGCACCAGGGCTTCGATCTGAGTGTAGTCCCGCTCGGCCAGGGCGGCCTGCATGACCTGATCCAGGGATTCCGCCGCCGCCTTACCGCTCGCTACGACGGATTCCAACTGGGCCTTGACGTCCGCGGCTTGGGACTGCACCGCGCCGCCGGCCTGGGCCATGATCTCTTGCATGGCCCGGGCCGTCTCTTGGACGGTCTGCTTAGCCGAATCGGCCGAGGCCTGGGCCGCCTGCGCGGCACTCTGAGACGCCTTCCAGCTTCCGTCTTCCACCTCCCGATACATCTCATCGAAGATGGTGGACATCTGCTGCAGGCGTTCCTCGTGGCGCCGCGTGGCTTCGTCGATGGTGTCGTCGGTGAAGACGGCCTTGGTCACCTCCCATGCATAGCGAAGATGCTCAAAGCCCTTCACCAGCGCCTCAACCATGAAGACGCCGGATTTTCGCACGATCTCGAACTCATCGGAAAGCCACTTCCCGATGTCCCAACCCACCAGGAAGGCGCTGATGACGGCGAAAGCGGAATTCAGACGACCCAGGGCACCGATGGCCTGTCCGATGGGGAGATTCATGGAGGCGATGGCTTTTCCGGCGTCCATGCCGAGAGAGATCCCCGCCAGCCTGGCTGCCAAGAAAGCGGCCTTCAGGGCTCCGGCGGCAGCGGCCACGGTGGCCAGCGTGGTGGCCAACTGGGTGATCAGCGGGAATCGCTCCGCGAAGTCCGCTATGGCCCTGGACGCGTCCGACAGCCCTCCGGCGATCCTGTTCACCGCCGGGAGAAAAGTGGACCCGATGTTGATGGCGATGGCCTCAACGGAATTCTGGAGCAGCTTGATCTGTGTTTCGGTGGTTTTGAGCCGGCGTTGAAATTCTTCCTGCATGGCGCCGGCGGTGCGCTGCCGGTCGGAGACGAGCCCCAGGGCCCGCTCGTACTGTCCGAGACTCCCGATGAGGGCGTTGATGTCGTCCTGGTACTCCAGCCCGAAGAGCTTCACCAGGATCTCGGACCGTGCCATCGGCTCGATCTGCTGCAGGGTCTTGAGAAAATCCAGCACGGCCCGCTGGGGATTTTCCCGGATGGACGCCGCCAGCTGCTCCGCGTCGATTCCGATGCGTTGAAGAGCCTCCTGGAAGTCCTTCCCGGCCACCTGGGCCGTCTGGAGCTTGGCGAGCAGGGCGTTGATGCCGGTGGCGGCCACCTCCGGCGTTTTCCCCAGGGCCAGCATGGCCGCACCCAGGGCCGCCGCCTGATCCGCCGCCAGGCCGAACTGCTTGCTGGATCCCCCGATCCGGGTCATCACCTCCACGATGTCCCGTTCGGTGGTGGCCATGTTGTTCCCGAGGGTGTTGATCGCGTCGCCCACGGCCGTCACCTGATCCAGGGTGAGACCGAAGACGTTCATGAGCCGGGCGATGGATTGGCCGGCCTCGTCGGCCCCCATGTTGAAGGCGATGCCCATCTGGGCTGCCAACTCGGTGAACTGCTTCAGGTGCTGAATGGGAATCCCGAGTTGGCCGCCGGCCGCGGCCAGCCGTGCCAGCTCGTCGGCGGACATGGGGATGGTGCGCGTGAGATCCTTGATCTCTTTTCCCAGGTTCTTGATTTGTTCGTCCGTGGCGCTGGTGACCTTGGCCACCTCGGCCATCGCGGACTCGAAATCCATCGCCTGGCGGATGGCCAGGGTGAGCCCACCCCCGGCGGCGGCCAGGCCGGCCAGTTCCGCCTTGGCCGCCTGGAGAGCTCCGGAGAAATCGTTGGTTTGGCGCTTGAGATCGGAGATGCGGCGCTGGGCGGCGACGGATGCCTGGGCGATCTCTTTCTGGCTCAGCACCCCGGAGGCTTTGAGGGAGTCGAAGGCTTCCTCCACCTCCCGGATCTGGGCGGCGATCTGATCGTGAGGCACCAGGCCGAGGATGTCCCGACTCTTGGCAACGTTCAGCAGATCACGGTAGGATTCCAGCAGCCGGCGGGTTTCCCGGTCCAGGTCATCCGCGGCCTTGCCGGTGGCGATGAAATCCTGGGCCAGCTTGGAGAAGGCCCGGATGTCTTCAGGGGTCTTTCCAAGAGACTTCAGGAGATCGCCGAATTCCGTGTTGAGGCGGTCGATGTTGGAACTCGCCTCCTGGGTGTCGGCGGAAATGGTGATGGAGAGCTTGTAGGGGTTCGCCATGTCCCACTCTTTGCTTCCCGATCGGAGGGTTCACGAAGCGCCGGTTCCAAGACGGCCGGCGAAGCGTGCATCGAAAAGGGGCGCCGCCTGCCATGTGGCCTGGACGGCGGCCCTGGTGCTGGTCATGACCTGGATCCTGGCGGAGCACCCGGACTGGGTCCGCCTGGCGCTCGGGCTTATCTGCCTCGGGTTCGCAGCGGGCGGCGTGCTGTCCATCCTGGGGTGCCTGCTGCTTTCCGTCGGGCGCGGACGCCCCCGGCCGTCCGTCGTGAACGCCCTGGTGCTCGTCAGGGATTCCAGGATCCGCGTGTCCGTGAACCGCAACCCGTAATCCGGACGCCCCACGCCCTTATTCAGCCAGGGTCACCCGGAAATACTGACTGGTGCCGGAGGGCTTGCTGGTATCCTTGAGCGCCTTGCCCTCCACATCCAGGCCGGCGTAGTCGTCGCCGATAAAGCTGATGGTCTTGGCCGCTCCAAACCGAGCGCGCCAGACGTCCACGATGACCGGCTTTCCGGATCGCGCCTCGTTCAGCCCTTCGAAGACCAGCTCGTAGGTGCCCTGGGCTCCGTCCAGGGCCTGCACCACGTCCTGCTTGCCGTAGCTGTAGTCCACTTTGAGGCTTTCGCCGTCCGAGATGGACCCACTCGCAAGGATCCACAAGCCTGCAGGACGCACCTCATAGTCGGTGCCCTCGACGTATGTGGTGGTGTCGGTGTTGTTAGTCACCGTCACGGAGCTGATGCCGGTATGGGCTAGCCGCACAAGAGCGCCGAGCTTAGCCGTCACCACCTCGTCCGTCACCGTCCCCGCGCCCACAGCCTCTGTGGTGCCATAGAGCGCCATCGCGAGATTTTCGGGGGACAAATCGTGCAAGGTCATGGCCAGCGTCACTCCGGTGATCCGGCGCACCTCGTTGATGACCCCGCCTCCGGGAGACCGGTAGTCCCGGAGTTCCTTGATTTCCTCCTCGGTTCCTATGTCGAGCTTCGAGACGTTTCCAACCTCGATGAGCCCGCCGGATCCCGAAAGGTCCCTCATGTAGATCTTTCCGCTTCCAATGTAGGAATAGTCCGTCATGTGTCCTTCCTCCCACGTTCACGCATGCCGCTACCGATTAGAAAACGGCATGCTGAATGCGAAGCTAAAATGGAACAAACCAACTCCATCCCCGTAGTCGGGATCTGGAGCATTCACCAACTCAAGAGGCCGAAACCGATCCCCGGGTTTCCATCCCATGAGCAACTTTAGAATCTGCGTTATCAGCTCCCCGGCCGTAGAGCGCACTAACGCCCCATCACCAACATCCTCTTCCGCCTTGACGATTAGCGTCACATTCCATACCTGCCTAATTTGCTGGACCGCTCCGCCGGCGAGAGGAGCACCATCGAGCTGATACCCTCCAAAGCCGACCCACGCCGATGGGAAGGACAGAGCCGAATGCCCTAGCGACGTTAAAGTGAGGTAAGATCCACACGCAGCTAACTCAGGAACGTTGTCGCGGATCCTGGCGATGATGGCACCTTCCGCCTCAAGGAAGTTTTCCGTCGTCATTAATCCTTACCTCCGCCCATGATCCTGGCCATGACCCGAGAAGCGATCCTGTCTCCGAGCTTTGGCTCTTCCTGCTCCCAAATGACAGGGATGATCGGTCTAGGCTTGACCGTATGAGTGCCGAGTCTCGGCACCATTCGATGCCATGAACCGTAGAGCAAGCGGGCCCACATCCGGCCGTAGTGAGCAGCCGATGTCGTCGAGCGAGCACGTTTAGGTTGCCCGTATTTAGCTTGAAGTCTTTTCGCGATAACAGCCTGCTCCTTGCGCGTGATCTCCACCGTGTAGCCCTTCTGCAGCGCCATGGCCGACCTTGCAAAGCTCATGGATATGGGCCGGATCCGTGCATGTGTGCGTTCCATATCGGCTTTGGTCAGCAGGCCGATCTGGGCCGTGAGGTTTTTCGGATCCACATAATAACGGGTGAACTTGGCGAACCACGGCCCGTAACCGGATCCCTTCCGCAACCCCACGGTGGCCGGCGCAAAAGGTCCAAAATCAGTGCCCCGCGCATAAGATCGGACCTTCTCATTCAGACGATAGGCTTCGCTCCTGAGCACTGATGCCGTCACCTTGTCGATACCGCCAAGATGCTGGAAGAGCTCGTGTACGGTGGACATCTGTTTCACATGCAGTTTCATATCGGAGCCTGCACCGTCAGGGCCCAGGTGAACGGGCCCGATCTTTCGCGATTGATGACAACCCACGTTTTCCCGTCAAACTCGATGGTGTCCTGGTATCGTGGCGACGGAACATCCGAGACCAGCACATGAACGACAGCCTGCTGCTGCACGGCAGCCACCAGTCCGCCCTCCACGGCATCCCCGGCGTATTGCACCACAGCATTCAAAGGCGTTTCAGCGCCTTCTGCCCGTGGTCTGTAGGTCACCGGCACGGCCACGCCGACCTCAGCGCCGAACAACGTGGCCGCTATGGCCTCGTGCGCTTCCGTCAAGATGCTACTCATCCAAGATCACCTCGATGGTTGCGGTGGCTCCAGCCGAGACCGTTCCCAACGCCTTCCCGAACGGCACCCCGGTGTTTTTCTTGCTGAGTTTCGGATCGTCCCCAGCCACGTAGTAAAGCTGGTCCCCCAAAGCCACCGCCGAGTCCCCGTCTCCGTCAACTCCCTTCACAGAGAGCGCGAAGATCCCTCGACGGTAGGCAGCACCGGTGGCGCTTTCCGGGATGTCGGTCGCTGCCACGACAGGGATCTGCCCCACCACGTACGGGTCCCCGGAAGAAAGCCCGCCGGAAGGCCCCACAATGTTGATCATGTTTCCAGGTCCTACATAGTTGTTGGCCATTGTGTCACCTCCTCATTCGTTAGGCGCCGGCGTTGTAGACCAAGGCTTTCCAGTCTAAAGCCTTCGCCGCGCAGTCGATCCGCACTTTCCACTGGACACCGTCCACGGTCCATCCTTCACGAGCCTCCAGGTACGGGGCCCGCTGACCGCGCAAGAAGAACACCCTGACGGTCTTGTCCGAAGGCCCGGCCAGATACCATGCCGTCGACGACACAGCATCCAACCGTGCATCAGAAACGAGTTCCAATGCCCCTGCAAAAGGATTCACCCTGGTGGCACCCGCATCAGCGTCTTCGTAGCGCTCGGATTTCAGAAAAACCTGAGCCACCGTTTTCAGAGCCACAGGGACAATGATGAACCGCGGCCGCAAATTGAGTCTCTGTTTGTCTTTAAGGCCTTTTTGAAGCAGCATGAGTTTTTCGGCTTCGGCGACGGTCACGACACTTGGCGCTCCGGCGACCGAGCTCACGTTCGCGTGGTTCTCGTGGAAGAGCGGCACGCCGTCACCCATCACGGGATTGCTGGTGAGCTGAGCGTAGGCCACGTCTCCGATCTTTCGGGCCGCTGCCTCGCCATGGGCCCTCGGAGCGTCCGTCAAGGCGCCGAGGTCATCGTTGATGATGGCCTGGCGGGAAAGCCCATAGATCTTGCCGTAGGTGGCCAGGGCCACGGTCTCAACGGCATCCACGCGCCCGGTTTCTTTATACTCG